TCTGCATAACAAACTGAGTGCTCTCTGCCATGGTCGCGTTCTGCGGGGTTATTGCTGAACCTCCGGGTATAGTGTACTGCGCCTGATCTGCGAACAGTACAAGGTCACGGTCCTGCGTCTGTGCGAAACGTAGCAGGTTAACCTTTACGCCAGCCGAGGCCAGCCCAATAGGCGCGTCAGCCAGCAGTGCAGTAACTGTCTTCTTAAAGAAGTTGAAGAAGTCCCGAGTAACTGACATACTAATACCTTCTGGATACACCAGCACGAGCCTGCCTTGGAACACTGCTAGGTCTACTATTGAGCTAGTTACAAAGTCAGGGAAGGGGTTAGTAGTCTTGTCCCCCGATGTACGGTCAGCCCAACGATCTATCTCAACAGAGTCTACCGTCTCGCCGCCTGCGCCACCAACGAAGTCGAAGCTGTCCCCGCGTATGAGCATGTGCGGCATTGTGTCTTGATCTAGGACAGCAGTTCCGAACTGGGCCTCTACCCAAATTCCGGACTGGAAGTACGCAAGATCAAAGTCAAACGGACCGAAACTTAGGGGCGCTGTTGAGTTAACTTTGAAGCGCATATAGAAATCATCGGCTGCGTTCGTTCCGCCAGCAATTCGGTATACAGAATCGGCCCTCTCGTGTAACGGTAGGTCAGCAAGCCCGGTCACTTCATTGTTGTTTATTGTTACAATGGCGTCGCCGCCTGTGCTATCTGTGGTCTCTACGGAGTACTTTTCAACGGTAGCTTTTGGAATAATAACGGACTCGTTGCCATCTACATACATATCAAAGTAATCGACGAAATTAGTAACGGCCTGTAGCGCGGTCCTCAGCAACTGCAAAGTGTTACTAGCACTGACGTTCTCCTCAGCATCCGTGTCAGTGCTTGCTGGAGTAGTCACTGTGGCAGAAGAGTACTTAGGCCCGTCTGATGTATCCGCCCGTACAGTAATAGTATAGTCACGGCTGTACTGTTCAGCTAGGATAGTTACCCTAGAAGGATTATTAACAGGCCACTCGTCCGGCTCATCGTTGGTTCCGCTTATAGTAACAGTCTTGTTGGTAAAGAACGTGTAGTCTCCTACCGTGGTTGCTGCTAGGTTAGCTTTAGGATTAGGCGTGTCCAAGTAACTCTGCATAGAGGCAGAGACAGAAGCGGTGAATTCCGTGCCATCCTTGCCAAGCACTCGCGGGTTCCCATCGTTAGGGTACACAACAATGAAGTACTCTTCTGCGTCACCCCTAGAATAGAAGTGAACAAAGATCTTTGATGGGTCAACTACAGGGGCCGCTACCTTGGCCTGAAACTGAGTAGGCGGACGCCTGTGAAGCATACGGAGGGGGTCAGATGTCATGTTGACCTGATCCTCTACCTGTCCCGCCAAGCGCTCTTTATCGGGCTGCTGAGAGATCCCCTGCAGCAGTGTTCCTAATGATCCGTCTACTCGCTTGCCCATGTTAGCCTCCTGGGAAGTTGGCGTTACGTCCGCCCCCAAAAGTGGAGTACGGGCGAATGCCTGAATTAAGTCGTACAGGACCAGCGCCCAACAGCATGTTGGTTCTACGGTTCCGTTGCTCAGCAGTCTTTAGCTCAATCTTTGCGAGCTGTGCATCCTGTCTGAGCTGCTGTACACGCACAGGGTCGCCATCGTAGTCCGCTTGGAACTTACGTGCCGCCTCGTACTGAATATAGTTAGATGCCACGTAGGGCAGTTGATCGTACTCAAGGAAGACAATCATATCTACATTGATTGACCTATCGAGCTGAAATGTGTTACAGGTTGGATCATACAGTCGCTTCCCGCGTATAGTCAAATACGCGAAAGGATCGTGGGTTCTAACCTCTAGTGCATTACTAGGGATAACAACTTCACCCTCCGTGTTCGGCACGAGGGTCACGGTTCTTTCCGTATTGAACCACCAGCTAGTTGCTTGTACTTCAATGGCCGTGTTTCTTAGTCTCGCCCGGGCTGCGATAACGTCCGGGTTGGCTACGTCAAGTGAGCTTACAGGCGCTTTGCCGATAGCTCCTCGCATGAGGTTGATTGCCTCAAGTTCAGTAAGGTTCATATTATTTTGCTCCTAAACGAAAAAAGGGGCCATCCCGAAGGATGACCCCATGGTCACTGCTTAGATGCAGTACTACTGTTTACACAGCAGCTACAACAACGCCTGCGTGCTCTGCACGGTTAGGAGTTACACCGAAGGCCAAGTAGCTATCAATAACTTTATGTTCAACTGAGTTCGTTAGACTCAGCCGGTTCTCTTATGAACTCCTGCATATCGCTATGCAGAACAGACTATATCAAGATCTGCGAGAGATCCCTACCGTTTCGACCCACTTGGGCCTACTCCCTTTCGGGATAGTCGTTGGACGTTTATGGTACTTAACATCACTACGCTTTGCGTCACGTATATCGTGATCGCATACTTTACAAGTAGGCATAGGAATTCCCAATTTAGTAACGGATTGTCTCGTAGAGAGTTCCCCGTTTTAGGTAGGTTTTGGTACTGGATCGCTCCAGTAAAAGGCTTGTTGCTGCGTCTTACGCAGCAGTCAACCATTGCAGCTCTGAGTCCATGTAGTAAACCTTAGAGGTCAACGGGATGGTCTCGCCAGCAAGCAGTGCCTTAGGAAGCATAACAAGTACCTTGGTACGGCCTTGCTCAGCAGTGGTGTCGTAAGCATTACCGTTACCTGTGTTGGACAGGAAGTGGCCACTTACAGCAGCTTTCGGGATACGGTTAGTCTTGACCAGTGGAAGGCCACAGGACTTAAGTACCATGCCTTCAGCATAGTCGCCGTTACCCATGCTGTATTGCGAGTTGATCAGTCGATCGTTACGCAGCAGAGTGTAGTACTCAGCAGGACCTACAAGAATAACGCCACCGTCGAGGTCAACATCGTTCTCTTCGATACCTTGGCATACATCTTCGATTGCTTTCTGCAGCAGGTCAGGATCAGTCTCATCGCCTACAGCGCCGAGTGTAACCTTAGTGCCACCGTACCAGCCATCAGGTAGACCAGTTTCGCCAGCTTGGACAGATTGGTTGTCAACAGCAGCTACGATGAACGCGGATTTGATTGCTTGGATAATGAAGGCTTCATCGAAGAACTTACCCAGTGTCTTACCGTGCTCTTGGCCCAGCTCAGAGCGGACATTGTAGTGAGCTTGGAAATCGTCAAGCAGTGCTACGTTGTTACGAGCCAATACAATGGTATCGACCTTAACCTTTACGTTGTCAAACTGTGCAACAGAAGCATCAGGACGAACGCCCGGGACAACTTTCTGGAGAGTAGCTTCACCAACGCGGTCGTTAGTAACGGTATCAGTACCACGGATGGGCTTGATAGAAACGTATGAACGCATGAAGGACTTCTTAGCGAAGGTGCCTTCAACCATTCCACCGTATTGTTCAATGTGCAAAGGTTGTACAGTTGTTGCTGAGCCTACTGCGGCAAGTTCAAGACCTGAGCGGGACAGGCCCGTTGAATCAGTTGGATAACCCATAAATTTAACTCCTAATTTATTATCTTCTTAGTTCCACAAATAAATTACAATCCACGCTGCATGGCTACTTGCCGACGCTGGTGCAGTAATTGTGCCTCTGGACTATTTTCGCCATTGGTACGGACGACTTTATTTAACTCTTCGGCATATTGACGACGAGAAATTGGCTCAACACTTGATGGCTGAGCAGTTGCATCACCTTCCATTAGATTAGCGGGCTTGGTGAAACCGGGGGACTGCTGGTACATATTGGATAGCTCCCTTGCTGCGAGTTCAGATTGAATGCCGCCAGCGGCGAGCATTGTATTGTACTGGTCCCATCCTTCCTTGGTTAGACCTGACTTGCCTGAGGCAATCCATTTACAGGCACCGTCCCACAGCTCTTTGCTACCAGCAGCCTTGTGTACAACTTCAGCAGTTGCTACTGCCTCAGATTCGATCTTAGCATTCTCAGCCTTGACGCCAGCAAGGATACCCTGCGTAGCTGCGCGGCCTAGAACAGATTCAATGTATACAAGGTCAATGTCTTCTTCTTTGCCAGACTCAGAGAATACTCCGAATGCTTTACCAAAGTCTACGCCGCCCTCGTGTAAAGCGGATAGCACCTCGTCCATGTACTCGTTACCAGTAGACTCATACGGGAGATCTTCAGAAGCCTCTGCCTCTGCTTTCTCCTCCGGCTTGGCCTCTTCTTT